AGGTGGAAATTCCTAAACCATCAACAGTTAATAGTAAAATTACATCATTAAAATTCTACAAAACAAATGAACAGGCACAATTACCAGTATTTGCAACGGAGCAATCTGCATGTTTTGATATGTATGCAAATTTAATTGTGGATGAAAGTGTACAATATTATGGTGCAATTCAAACAAAACAGTTACCCAGGAGGGTTTCTTTTGATATAAATAGTAATAGACCATATTTACAAATAAATAATATGGAAAGAATGTTAATTCCTACTGGACTTATCGCAGATATTCCTATAGGGTTTTCGGTTAGATTACATTCAAGATCTGGCCTGGCATTTAAACAGGGAGTTTATCTTACTAATTGTGAAGGTGTGATTGACAGCGATTATGTCGATCCTATTTTTGCAATGGTTACGAGCATCAGCAACGTACCCGTGAAGATTTATAATGGAGATAGAATATGCCAAGGAGAACTGGTTCGGTGTGAAAAATATACATTGAATGAGTCTGATGAGGCCCCATCTCAAAAAACAGATAGAGAAGGTGGTTTTGGTTCAACAGGAGTGTAATACTCGGTGTATACATATCCTATTTTAATTTAAATTAAATGGAGTACAAATGTTAGAAAAAGCAATAGGTTGGATTCGCAACCTTACAGAAGCAGGTCTTGCGTTAATTGCACTTGGTGTGGTCGCGCAAATACTATTTGGAGCAGCAGTTCCTTTTCTTGGTCTTGATGTTGTCGGCTCAGTTGTTAGTTTAGTAAAACAACTTGGTGGAGAAGGTCTTGTAGGCTTAGCCGCAATTTGGGTTTTGTGGGGTATTTACTCTAAGAAGTAAGTCTTGACAAATTCAAAAAGTGTGTTATAATATAAGTATGTGAATTTTATATTATGGAAATACAACTGAAAGGGGTGCTGGTTAATCCTTTGGTGTCCTCACCCCTTTCTTTTATTATGAAACAAAATTGGAAAATTGAAGAAAACGAAATGGAAACAAAATTTAAGTTAGTAGTAAAGGACTCTGGTACGTATACAGCAGATTCGTTTACTGAACTAATTTGGATAGTTCTAAAGCATCGCGTTCAACACGTTCTCAAAGGAGAAGGTTGGCGGGATTAGGAGTGCATCATAGTGATGACTCCGTAATGGAACGCCGGTCGCTTCCGCGAAAGAAGGACCGGTAAATTATTAACCTCGCTTTATAAGGAGGAATTATGGTACAATTTCGCGCATCACATATGCCCATGAATTTTGGGGATATCGAAAAGGCCCTTGGATTTTCCGTAGGGTATGATTCAATGTTTGATCGGTTGTTTGGAGAAAGTTTTCAACCAACTACATCATCAAATTCACACCAGGGTTATCCACCCTACAATATCCGAAAAGAAGGAGACACCAAGTATTTCATCGAAATAGCCGTTGCAGGTCTTTCGGAGGATGATCTTGAAGTAGAATTGAAGGAATCCGTTCTGGAAATTCGTTCTAAGCAATCAACAGAAGATGAAGCTAATTATGTTCATCGTGGGATTGCTAAACGGTCTTTTCAAAGATCGTTTACTCTTTCAGATGATATTGTTGTGAAAGGTTGTGGATTGGTTAATGGTATGTTAACCGTTGAACTTGAGAAAATAATTCCGGAGGAAAAACGAGCACGTTTAATTCCTATCGGATCTAAAAAAATCAAGTCAATTAACTAATTGATGCGCCCACCAGTACAAAGTACTGGTGGGCTTTTTGTTTATGAAAGAATTTCCATATTATCCAACCGATTATACTTGGAGGAGAAAAGAATTTAATCAATTTCTTCGATATCAAGATAATTTGTGGGAAAATAAAGACATTAAACAGACCATGCATGGATTAGCATTATGTTGGTCTTATATGCCTCATAGTTGGGCAGTTCGTTGTAATGATATGAATTCGCCTTTGCAAACTTTTGAAAATAATCATGATGCAGTTGAGAAAAAGATCCAGGTGTTTAGAAAGTCTTGGGGTAGACCAGACTTACCAGATTATGCTACTGCTTCTGATTGGAGAAAAACATTAAAAATAATGACAGGCTCACAGGGAGTTAGTAATTTTAGACCAACGGCAGCACACGCAATTTATAATAGATTCCTCCCTGATGGTGGAACAACTTGGGATATGTCAGGTGGATATGGTGGAAGATTATTAGGTGCAATTAAATCTCAAATAAATTATATTGCTACTGAACCGGCAACAGAAACGGTTAAAGGATTGAAAGAAATTATTGTAGATTGGAGTCATGTTTCAAATATTTTTAGAAAAGTTCCACACTTTGAAATAGTACAAAAAGGTAGTGAAGATTTTCTTCCAGATAAAGAATCATTAGATTTATGCTTTACTTCCCCACCATATTTTAATACAGAAAAATATTCAGATGAAGAAACACAGAGTTATATAAAATTCCCTGAGTGGTGGTTATGGGCTTCAGGATTTCTAAGAAAGACTATACAGAATTGTCAATATGGATTGAAACAGAATCGTTATATGTTGATTAATATTGCCAATGTTAGTTCATTTAATAATTTAGAAGAAGCAACTGTAACAATAGCAGAACAAGAAGGTTTCGTACATGAAGATACTTATAGATTGGCTTTATCGAAAATTAGAGGCAACGGATTTAAGTATGAACCAATTTTTGTTTTTAGGAAAAGATGAAGAGATATATAATACAGAAGAATAAATTTTAAACCTATCATTCAGAGATAAAAAAATGTGTGGAAACGAACATTGCAAATGTGTAAATTGTACTTGTGATGAATCATGTGAATGCACAGCAGAAAATCCTTGCGGATGTGAATAATTATGGAGAAAAATTATGTTACCATTAGCAGGACTATTATTTAATGTTATTTCTAGCCTTGTCGTAGACAAAGCAACAGATTTAGCAACTGAACATGTGGAAAATATGTTAGAAGATATCCTTCCAGATAGTGCTAAAAAAGAATTGGATAAAATCATAAAAGAAGATTCACACCATACTTTCACAAATGCCAAAGATGCATTGATGGGTGCGGTTGAAGGCAAACTACCTATCCTTAAGGCAGATGGAACACTCAAACCAATAGAAATATCATTTAAAGTTACGTATGATCCTACATCCGGATCAGTTGATATAGAAAAAGAATAAGGAGATTATGGCTGATATACTAAGATTATCAAAGAATTTTGCTCTATCAGAAATGGTGAAGAGTGCAACTGCTGTACGGTTGAATGTAGATAATTCACCAGGTTCACATCATCTTGTGAATTTAACACATCTTTGCATTAATATTCTGCAACCAGTTAGAGAACAGTTTGGAGTTATTACAATTAACTCTGGCTATAGAAGTCCTGCACTAAATGCAAAAGTGGGCGGATCTAAAACGAGTCAGCATTGTAATGGACAAGCTGCAGATTTTGAAAGTTTTTCAACACCAAATCCAGACTTAGCTAAATGGATTACTAAGAATTTGGATTTTGATCAAATTATTTTAGAGTTTTATGATGGTAAAGACCCTAACAGCGGTTGGGTTCATTGTAGTTATAATCTTATGGGGAATCGTAAGAAAATACTCACTGCACTTAAAACAAAAAATGGCGTGGTATATAAAAATGGATTCGTATCTAAATAAAATACAAGAACTTGGAATTAAATGTTATCTCCAAGTCCTATTTACTGTTGGTGCTTTTATGGGGCGTTCATGGGTTGACAAACACATAAAAGTGTGTTATAATAGATTAGATAAAATTAATAGTGATTATGATAAACAAACCCGAACCAACTGGTATCCTAAAAAATAAATGTCCAAATTTTATACTAGTGTAGTATGTCTTGGTGATTACATTTTTGAGAGAGGCATTGATGACGGCCTTCCTTTTAATGAAAAACAAGAATTCAAGCCTACCTTATATATTCCTACCACAACTAAAACAGATTGGAAAACCCTAGAGGGTGATCCAGTCGGTCCTGTCCAATGGGGATCTATCAAAGAAACCCGTGCAGCAATGAAGAAGTATAACGACATAGATAATATGAAAATCTATGGTCATACTAATTATAATTATTCCTTTATTGCAGAAACTTACCCTGAACCAATAGATTACAATTTTGAACACATCAAGATAATGTTTCTTGATATTGAAGTCGGTTCAGAACACGGTTTTCCAAATCCTGAATCCGCTGTTGAAGAAGTAACAGCAATCACTATTAAGATAGATGATGATATTCAAGTTTGGGGATGTTCTGAATTTAAGAATGGTCAAGACAATATTACGTACAATAAATGTGGTGATGAACGACAATTATTGGAGCGGTTTGTGATGTATTGGCAACAGAATTGCCCTCATGTAATTACTGGTTGGAATACCAAAACATTTGATACTCCATATTTGGTTAATCGAATTCGTAATATTTTAAGTGATTCATGGGTTAAAAAACTATCGCCGTGGGGATTTGTCAAAGAACAAAAGATTTTCGGTATGGGCGGCAGAGAAGTTCAAACATACGAAATATATGGTGTGTCTGAAATTGATTACATGGATGCCTATAAGAAATTCACTTATACTAATCAAGAGTCTTATCGTTTAGATCACATTGCTTATGTTGAATTAGAAGAAACCAAACTGGATTATTCTGAAGTATCGACACTTCACGAATTGTACAGAACGGATTATCAAAAGTTCATTGAATACAATATTCAAGATGTGCTGTTAGTTGATCGTCTTGAAAAGAAGATGAAGCTTTTGGAGATGATTATTTCTCTAGCATATTTGTCAAAGTGTAATTATACGGATGTTTTTGCACAGACAAGAATGTGGGATTGTATTATTTACAATCATCTTTTGAGAGAAAAAGTTGTAATTCCACAAAAGAAAAGAGAACGTAAAGGTGATATGTATGAGGGCGCTTATGTGAAGGCGCCACAAAAAGGTAGACATAAATGGATTGTGAGTTTTGACTTAAACAGTCTATATCCTCATTTGATTATGCAATACAACATTTCTCCAGAAACTATTCTTGGTACATGGCAAGATGATATTGGTGTAGAGGGATTGTTGAAGAAAGAATTTGATACAAGCATTTGGAAAGAAAAGGATATAACGGTTACTCCGAATGGATCAGTTTATCGTAGAGATAAACAAGGGTTTCTTCCTAAATTAATGGAAAAGATGTATACTGATAGGGTTAAATATAAGAAGTTGATGTTGACTGAGCAGAAAAAGGGAAGAAACTCTGATCCAAATAA